TTAAAAGCAAAGTCTGCATCGATTTTGCATTGTCTAACTTCTCGCTCATTTTTAGCAATTATCTCAGTTAAAGATTCGTTTGTTAAAATGACACCTGAAAAAGGTGCACGAGTACCTTGCTTAATATGAGCGAAGTCTGGATTCGCGTTAGCAATTCCTAACAATAGACCAAAGAAAATCAATTTACTCTCCTTCTAAGCCATACTTTTCTTTAAGAATCTTATCAAGTTTTGAAGAATCTTTTAATAATTCTTCTCTTCTTTCTCGTTCTTTTTTATCAGCGTCACTTTCTTGAGAGATCTTTTCTTTAAGATTGTTTTCTTTGCTGGCAATATATTTTTTAACAGCTTTGTCGGTATTTGAATTAATCTTTTTTTGTGAATTCTGCAAAGACTTAACATCTTTTTGTAGAACTTTTTCTCTATTCCCAGAAGTACCTAAGATATATCCAAAAAAAACTAACAAAGCTGCAACTAATGCTTTCCAATGTTTGGTGACAAAGCGTTTAGTTTTAATTAAAAAATTCATTGTCGACCGTGTCTCCAAGTTTGGACTATGTCAATAGCTGATTGACCTCCAATGTAAATCATGGCGATCATTCCCCATGTTTCTGGATCTAAACCAGCGCCGATAAACAATCCGGTTGCAGTTAAAAAGACAAGAAGCTTTCTAGAAGCAAGCTTTTCTTGTAATGAGTCAAGAATACCTTTTTGTGTGTTGTTTAAGTAAAGAGACTTCTTTAACTTTTTTATAATTGTAGATTCTTTATTTTCATTTTTAAGGTCTTCAATAACATTATTTTCATCTTTCACTTTAAACTCCTTTATCGTCAATCGTTAAATCTATTTTTACTTTCTATAAGATCAAAAATTGACTCTGCATCTTGTTTTGAAAACTTTCTTTCTGTTTTATTTTTTTTAAAATCTGACATTTCATCTAGAATTTTTAGAACTTGCGGTGTTTGAGCTAAAATTTGTTGAACAAATTCTTCAAATACTTCTTGCATTGATAAGTTTCTTTCAAAGCAAGCAACTCTAAAAGCTCCGTGTGCATCAGTTGAAATATTAAAATGAACTGACTTTTTACTAAATTTTTCTGATCTTAATTCGCTCAAGTTCTCACCCTCCGCCACCGCCGCCTAATCCTCCAGTTCCGCCAGCAAAAGCCCCAACAGCAAATTTATCGTCTGATATTGCAGGTATATTTCCAAACTCAGATGTTTCAAGTCCGTATTGATTGCTAAGATTGTTAACAAACTCATAAACAAATGCTTCGCCGTAGTTTTCATCTAGAAAAGATTTGGCTCTATTGATAATAGACTCTTCAATGTTAAGCAAACTTTCGTAGTTATTCATTAGTCGAACTACTCTTGATGTAAACTTATCAATATCTAAGTCAGGAACTTTTTGTCTTGGAGCTGGACTAGTGACTGACATGTCATCACTACCGGAAGGATCAGGTTCTTCACTTTCATCTGCAGGCTCTTCGTCTGTAGGCTCTTCTGCAGGCTCTGCATCTGCAGGCTCTTCTACGGGCTCTTCATCAGCAGGCTCTTCGTCTTGCTCGAGAAGAAATCTAAGATTAAGTTTTTTTAATGACTCATTGATAGAATCTCCTTTTCTAATTGAAGCTGATTCATATCTAAGTAAGAGTGCATCAATTTGATCATCTACAGAGTCAGCAGCCGGTCTTGCTCTTGCCTTAGGATCTCTAAGCAAGAGTGGGCTTTCAGGTGTATTTGGACCTGATTCTTTTGCTTTTTCTTCTTGCTCAAGAAGAAATTTTATCTTTTTTAGAAGAAAACTTTTTGGATCTTTCATTGTGCTCCTCTCACGACATTAAGTATCTTGTCTGCTTTTTCAAATCGCTTTTCTATAACTGACCATCGAAGTTCTTTCATCATTGCTGTCATGTAAGAATTAATATCACCTAAATAGTCACGATAATAAGCGTGCTGCCACACATCCATAACGATAACTGGATAGGATCCTACTGGAACTTGTTCAGAATGTAAGTCTATGACACAGTTCATGTAAGTCTGTGTGTACATATTAAGATATGTCATAACCCAACCACATCTTGAAGCTTTACCGCAAGCAATAAAGTCGCGCTGCCAGTCGTCAAAAGATCCAAAATCTCTGTTAAGACGCATGTATGAAAGAGAATCCATGGTAATCTTTGATTGAGAATCACCGATATTAGAGAAATAAAGCTCATGAAGATAAGCACCATTCATGTTAAATGTTTCATCTATTTTAAGTGATCTAAACGCTGAGTTGTTAGGATTAACATCTGATCTATCTGCAGAATCAAGTGAAGTGCTTGATTTGTTAAAGTTCTTAATATACCCATGATAAAGATCAACATGATTTTGAATATTGCCAGGACTTAAAAAGTCTGTACGCACATTTACTTGTTTTGGCTGTGCAGCAAACGCTTCGTTTACTAAACTATTTTTTTCTTTTAAATTAAGTGTATTTTTTATCACTTGCTTTGCTTCATCTGTTAAAAAGTTATTTAAATCCATTATGCCGCCTCATAATCTGAAAAATCTGTTTCTTGTAGCTTAACATAAACTATGTCAGTTTTTTTAGGCCCATAGTGTCTATAACAAACAACTACAGGCTTGCCGTTTTCAAAATCAACTCGAGAAACTGTGTATTTGTGTCCCGTCTCTTTGCACTTGATAAGCAAACCTGTCTGAAGAAGATCGATAGAATCTTTCTTATTTAGTTTGCCTCCAATCGATAACAAAGATTCAACTACTTGATTCCTCAATGTATTCTCCCGAAATGTTAAGATGTCTAACAGTAATACCTGCATCTTTAAGTATATCTATACCGTTCGATTGCTCGTATCTCTCTAAATAAATAACTTCAGCAATTCCAGCATTAATGATTGCTTTTGCACAGATTTCGCAAGGAGAAAGTGTAAGATACATCTTTTTTCTTGCAGGATTATTATAATCACACTTAATTAAAGCATTTATCTCGGCATGAATAAAACCACTTTTACCAACTTCCATAGAGTCTCGCTGATTTTTTCCTCCTTTCTGATCTCCGTTATAACCAATTGATAAGACTTGAGTATTCTCATTGTTGACAATTACAGCGCCGACTTTATGTTTTGGGTCTGAACTTCTCATCGAGATCTGTTTTGAAAAATAACCCCAGATCTCATCCCAGGTGGGTCTATACATAAACACCTCTACTTGTCGAATAAATCTTCAATAGAAAAAGTACCAGGAAGTCTAAATCCCGCTGCTTTCTTGTGACCGCCGCCTTGAAATAACTTAGAAACTTCTGATACGTCTACAGTATCATGAAATGCACGAAGGCTTACTTTAAGTTCTTTGTCGCAATGGTCATAATACCAGATAAGCGCAAAATCACATTTTGTAGCTAAGCGAGAGCCGATCTCAGATATCCAATGTGCCGAATTTACCACAAGCACATTTTTATTATTCATCTTTCTTGGAGCAGCTTTTTCACAGATTTTTTGAATGACTGTTTTAGAATAAGCAAGAATGTAACTTCCTCGCTTTACTGCATCATCAAAAACAGAATTGTCTTCAAATTTTTCAAATTCTTCAAATTTGAAGGGTACCATGTCAAATGCTGCGCTAAATTCTTTGCTGTATTCGAGTTCCCATTTCCAAAGATCACGATCTTGAATGTATCTTATAAACTTGGGCGGCTCTTTTCCTGGATGAAAAAACTCCCAGGAAAGCATTGCGCCACTTTTTGTCATATCAAAATGAGTATTGGAAATATCGTGAAGTTCAACCATCGCAGACTTGTGATGATCAATTACAATTAAAGATTTTGCTTTTTGAATAAGCTCTTTAATAAGAGAATTTCCAAAAGAAAAATCTAAAATAACAACATTTTTTCCAGTAACGTCAGGAGGTGATTCTCCATGCTTTCTTGGATGATATTCAGCACGATCTCCAAGACATTTCCACGCTGAGTATGCAGCGCCAAAACCATCAGTACAATCGGCATGAAAAATTACACAATTAACACTTGCGGGCTCGAACAATTTGCTCTCCTAAAATGTGATTCCTGAGTGATGTCGAAGACATCTTGCTTCATAAATATCACTTCCGCCGACATGAATTAGTTCTGTATTGTTAAAATTTTCTTTTCTCATTGTGTAAGACGCATCTTCTCCACAAATCGTGCAAACAGCTTTACATTTTTTTACATGCGTTGCATGACAGAGCAGTGTTGATACTTCATCAAAAGCTGAAAGCGAAGACGATAAATCAAGTGTCGAAACTAAGACACTTATTCGTTTATCATAAAGATAGTAGAGACATGCATTTGCAACATTATCAATCATAAAGGCTTCATCGATAGCAATTATGTCAGGCAGATTTTCTTTGTTTCTAAAGAAGTTTATAATATCTTGCCCTTTATTCACAAGCACACAAGGCACACTTATACCACTGTGAGTCATAATCACACCTTCTTGTGTGTATCTTGTGTCCATTGCAGGCTTGAAACATACAACTTCTTTTTTTGCAAATTTATATCGTTCTACTTGCTCAAGAAGTTTAGTTGATTTGCCGCTAAACATCGGTCCTACGTAAAGTTTTAATTGAGGTGTCATTGTTTCTCCGATATTATTTAAGATTCCACCATTCAATTGTTCGATTTAATCCTTCCCAAAATCGAACAAGTGGTGTATAACCAAGTTCTTCGCTTGATCTCTTGATATCTGCTTTGGTGTGCTTAACATCTCCGGGTCTTCCAGGCGCGTGTGTAACAGTTAAATTAAATTGACCCTTAAGATAGTTTAAAATCTCTTGATTTGAAACACTGTCACCACATGCAACATTGTAGCATCTTCCATTAAAAGTTAGATTAGAATTTGCTGCAAGAATGTTGGCATGAACAACATTGTCAATATAGCACATGTCGCGAGTCTGTGTGCCATCCCCGTCTGAACGGAGAGGTAGATTGTGCTTAATAGCATGACACCATGCAGAAATTGCAGTTGAGTAAGGCGAATCGCCTAACTGTCCCGGGCCAAAGACATTAAAGTATCTTAAGCAAACAATATCAAGATTGTAAAGATCTGCTGCCATCTTGGCATAATCTTCTATAGCAAACTTTTGCCAAGCATAAGGTGACTTTGGAATAATCTTGCCTCTTTCAGACTCATGTGTAGGCATATTCTCTGCGCCTCCATAAACTGCTGAAGACGACGCCCAAACAATTCTTTTAACATTACCTGCACAAGACTCAAAAAGTTTGACTGTTTTATAAATGTTTTCAAGTGTAGTATTAGCAGGATACTCGACAGAATAAGAAACTCTAGGCACAGCAGCTTGATGAAAAACAACATCGTAGCTTTTTTCTTGTATGTGTCTAAGCATACTTTCAGATGAAAGATCATCTTGAATAACAAGAACTGTTTCTAAACTTCTATCCATTTGAATAGTAGGAGATGTATTAGCTTGACCGTCTTTGCCTTGAAGAGAAGCATAGTAAGGTGCTATAAAACTAGCAGATGGAAGTACTCTTATCTTTAATCCTTCTAAGCTTTTTAAAGTTCCTCCAGAAAGATTATCTACGACGTCTACTAACCAACCTTCAGATACTAACTTCTTAGTAAGGTTAGATCCAATAAATCCGCAACCACCTGTGACTAAAGCTCTTTTCATTACTACTCCTATGATTAGTAATAATACAAAAAAAAAGAGAACTTTACAATCCTCTTTTAATTTCAAGTTTTATTTTGTTGCTTAGAACGGCATGTCGTCATCGTCTTCAAAGGGCGGTGCCTCGCTATCAAAGCCACTAATCTCATCTGCTTCTGATGAGATTGGCATTCCAAATTCATCATATTCTACTTGATTTCCTGACGCGTCTAAGTCAATAATAACTTCTTGTCCTTCATGAATCTTTTGAAGATTTCCAAGAATTGTTTCAAGAGTAAAAAACTTTCTTGCAATATCACCTTGAATATTTGAAGATCTACTTATGGCATCTTCAATTAACGAAATATTTCTAAAAAATGATGCTGGGTCATCAAGATTTTTATAGATCTTTCTAACAAGCATAGTCATCATTTGATGTTCTGGGCTTAACATTTCTTCAGTGCCAGGTGAAGGCTCAGCAACTTGAAATGCTTCTTTTATTAGTTTAAGCAGCGTCGATTTTTTAATTTTCATATCTTTAAGTATAGCAGATTTATTCTAATTGCTTAGCAATATATGACTTGATCCAATTTTAAGAACTAGCTTACACATCTTTATGTCACTGTGCTCTGATAGTTTTGAGAAGACATCTCTTGTTAAAGATTTAAGAAAGTTCATATCATACCGAAGTGTCTCTTTTGTATTAGAAGACCTTAGATAGAACTCCCCGTATAGAAACTCATTTCTCAATGAGAAATGACACAGAGATAAACAGGATTCATCAGAATAAATAAAACGACGTGACTCATGAGTTTCTTTTCTTGAATACTCATTCTTTCCTATAAGTTCGTTAGAAATTTTTGAAAGTGTCTTTTGACGAATTGTTTGGTAATACGCCGCTTCTTTCTCGTATTCAAGCATTTCTTCTGAGATGTCATCAAATGTTCCAGAGTCGTAATGTGTTAAATGTAATCCGATTTTTTCAAGATTGACACCACAAGATGCGGCTGTCATAAAAGCACTTGCATATTCGTGATACTTTTTGCCTTCAAATTGTGTACTTAAATTCTGAATGATGTTGTCAACCATTTGATCATCGATCGCCGATCGAATAGTTATTACATTTGGATAACTCTCAAACTCAGTTGCTGCTTCGACAAATAGATCATAAACTTTTTTTAGCGAAGCGAAGTTTTGAAGTTCGTCACCTCGAACTTGAAAGCGTTTTGCAATGACATCCCAGCTTGGCAAAAGAAGAATGATCACATTGTTAAGATTTGAAAGTTCAGATTTTAGTGACTCTACATGAAAATAGTCATCACGTCCGTAAAGACGGGCATATACAACCATAGACAGCGATGATCGGTCTTGAATGTTCCAAGCGTAACCAGAACGCTTATGCAAGAGATTATAAAGCGTTGTCTTACCAGAAAGATCGGGACCTTCTAAAATAATTTGATTAATTGGTGTCTTTCTCACTTTAGGAAAACTCCATTGTATTGCTGTGCAACACGAACAAAAGTAGTGCATTTACTTAGTTGTTTAAGCGAAGATGCACCAACGTATGTACAAGTAGATCTTAACCCGCCAAGTATGTCTTTTACAGTTTCTGAGACCTGACCTTTATAAGGAATCTCAACTGTTCTTCCTTCTGCTGATCTATAAGGTGCAACACCGCCGTTATGTTTATTCATTGCAGTTTCAGAACTCATTCCATAAAACTGAACAAATTTCTTTTCATCGTAAAGAGGTTTTATGACGGTGCCATATGAATCGACTTCATATTCATTTGTTTTAAAGACACGCTTAATCACCTTACCACCCCCTTCGTCATGTCCTGCGAGCATTCCACCTAACATGACAAAGTCAGCCCCGGCTGCAAAAGCTTTTGCAACATCTCCTGGTGATGTGCAGCCACCGTCAGCGATAATATGACCGCCTAAGCCGTGAGCAGCATCAGCACACTCAATAATGGCTGAAAGCTGCGGGTATCCTACTCCTGTCTTAATTCGAGTTGTGCAAACACTCCCGGGGCCGATTCCTACCTTTACTATGTCTGCACCTGCTAAGATTAGCTCTTGCGTCATGTCAGCGGTTACAACATTTCCTGCAATAATTGTCAGGTGAGGATTCTTTTCTCTAAAAGATCTAACAAACTTAACAAAGTGTTCTGAATATCCGTTTGCGACATCAATACAAACAAACTTGATTCCACTACCGAATTTGTCAATAATTTTTTGTGTTTTATCTTGATCAGCATCAGAAATACCTGTTGAGATAATAGAATGCTCTTTTGACCAAAGCCATTCATCTTTTTGATAATCTGATAAACTATATGACTTAACAAGACATGTTAAAAGGCCTTCTTTCATTAAGACGCCCGACATTTCAAAAGTTCCTACGCCGTCCATGTTTGCAGCAACAATAGGAATTCCTTGCCAAGTAGAACCATTTCTAAAAGTATAATTTCTCTCAAGCGAGACATCTTTTCTACTTTTAGCTTCTGATCGCTTTGGTCGAATAAGCACGTCTTTAAAATCAAGTTTAAGTTCTTCTATCTTCATTTTAATTCCTTTTTAGCTTATGACTATTGTATAAGTGCTCTTACTTTGTCAATGCTAGTTGATGCGCCCCAGTTAGGGTCATTTTTTGCTTTTGCAAGCCACAAAGTATAAGGTTTCATTGAGCTAGGAATTTCTCCCCAAATCATTAGCCAGCCAGAATTACTTTCTTCGTCTGTGATTTTTACTCTATGAAAAACTTTTTTGTTCTTAGAAGTTTTTCTAATAGTTTCAATTACACAAAACCAAGCAACTCCTTCTTCTTTAGGCTCCATTTGAAGAACTGATTTTACATCAGCACTCTTGATTTTTAGCATAACTTCTGGAGGAAATGCTAAATCATCTCTAACAGCAGAGCACATTTCTTGGTACATCTGTAACTTTTCAATTCTTGACCAATCTTCAAGATTTGAATTTTCTTCAATAAGCTTGGGCAGCAAAGGAGGCGCATTTGTTTTCTGTGCTTTTTTAAGCGTCATTCCAAACTGACCTTTCTTAAGGATCTCGTAATTGGAAATGATAATTTCATGAAGCGCTCTGTGATTTGGAACTTTACCCTGCCATATTTCTTCAAGTGCATCTAACGCTTCGACTTTGCAAAGTGCAGCAAACCCTGTTCTATTAAGCTTTGAATGATACCACTCACCTTCTTCGTTAAAGAGCATTTTCTGTAGTGTCGTGTAAGGTCTGTTTTCCATAATTTCTTTTACAGCATTATCACCTAAACCTTTGATGGATGTCAAAGGAGGAATAAAAGATTTCTTTCTTTCAGACCAGTTCCACACTAAACCAGATTCATTTATATCGGGAGTGCTAACAGGGTAACCCATTGCTTTGATTTCAGAAATTGATTTTGCTAAGTTAGTAGGATTACCATTTTCAGACTGAAGGATTGTTGCAAGCCAATCAGTTTCATAATAAGTGTGTAGCCAAGCTGAGTAATAAGATCCAATTGCATAAGCGACAGCGTGTGATAAGTTAAAACCATACACACTGAAGAACTCGATTCTTTCCCAAAGCTCTTGGGAAACATCTTCAGGCACACCATTAAGCTTTCGAGCGCCTTCAACGAATCTTAACCGTGCTTCTTCGCGTTCATCACCTTTTTTACCAATCGTGTCAAGCGACTTCTTAACCAGCGTTTTACGAAGTTTATCCGACTCACCAGGAGAGAAACCTGACAGCTTTTGTGCAAGAAGCATGAACTGCTCTTGGAAAGTGACGTGACCGAAAGTTGGACCTAAGATCTCCTTAATGATTGGATGTGCATAGACAATTTGATCGGCACGCTGCTTATCATTGACATACTTCTTATGAACGTTTGCCCGAAGAGGACCAGGACGATAAATTGCAGTCAAAGCTGCAAGCTCAATAATTGAAGTAGGTTTAGCATCTTCACAAAAGCGGCGAGCGCCTTCGGCAGTAAATTGGAAGATACCTACTTTGCGCCGTTGGTGATAGACGTGTTCCCAAACTTTAGGATCGCTCTGATCAACATAACGACAGTTAAGATATTTATCAAACCAATCTCGTACTTCAAGGAATGTTGGCGTCTTTCCTGTTTCTCGTGTAATGATTCGTGAGATACAGTTTTCAACATCCTTAAGCAGAGTTAATCCTAGAAAGTCAAACTTAATAAATCCGTTGTCTTCCAAGTTACGGAAGTTCATACCTTCTGTCCAAGGAGTCTGAAGTTCACCGCGAACTCCAATAATCGGCATTGAAGAAGCAAGTGCGTCAGCTGGACCGATAATAACCCCGCCTGCATGTCGTCCAATAGATCGATTCTGCATGAAGAGTGTTTCGATATGATCTTTGACCTTAGGATACTTTTGCATGAACTCTCGATAACCGGGAGAAAACTCCATGCAGTCCTGATGCTCAAGCACAAAGACTGACTTTTCAGTATTTTCATCGCGAGCCTGTGCCATAACTTCGTCTTGAAGCGGGCCGGTCATCTTGTTAACTTCAGCAAAGTCAATTTCATAAAACTTGGCGATGTCTTTGATGAGCGACTTAAGCTTCAAAGTATTAAAATTGCTCACAGGAATAACAGATTCAAATCCATAAAGCTCTCGTGCTGCATCAATCAATGCATCACGATTACCTGCGTCAGAATCAATGTCAGGCCAACTCGTGTTATGTGTTAGAACAAAATCACTTTCAGAATCTTGTGCGACATAAAACGTATGATCGCCTTCAACTTCAATATCGATCATTGTTTTACTATAAGGAACAAATTCAATTTCTTCAATTTCGAATAAGTTGTTTTGTTCCTTTGTAGTTTCTTCGCTCAAGATTTGGTATTTTGTCATATTCACTATCCTTTTTTAATTTTTCATAAAATTCTTTCATATAGACTACTTTAATATTATAGCCTAAGTTAGAAAGTATTTGCACACATTCAATATTGCGCTCATACTTTCCATCATTTCTCTTAGCTTTTGTTTCAATGTAGCAGTCTTCTTCTGCTATGTAAAAGTCAGGTGTATATCTTCGTGTATTTCCCGCTTCATCTTGAAGAGTAAAACATTTAGTTTCATAACTAAAATCAATATTGTGATATCTAAGATATCGTGCATAGTCAGCTTCTAAACTGCTCTTAAAATAAAGATTAGAAGGTAAGTCTGTTCGATATCCAGTCCTTCCATTAGTAGGGATTTTAATAAGTCCTAATGACTGTGCTTCATACTGACAGTTTCTTCCGCAATATTTTCTTGTATCGCTTATCTTTATTTTTTTTGTTTTCTTGCATACTAAGCAAGTAAAATCTTTTAGATTTTTCTTTTTGATCGATGCAGCACATTTAAGAGAGCAATATTTTCGACTAGCTCCTTCTATTATTTCAAAAGAATGTGAGCAGACTTCACACATAATCTGCTCTCTCTTCTTTTCATTAGATTTTGCCTGACTTTTGTTTTGACATATTCTTGAACAGTATTTAGAATTTTTACCAGTTGACTTTGGTTTAAAGTAAGTTTTACTACAAAAATCACAGATTAAACAAATTGAATTTGAAGTTCCATTATTTTTAACAAATTCTTTCTTACATTCATCAGAGCAATACTTCTTTTTACACTTTGCAACTGACGATTGATCATTTTGTAAGAAATAGAACTCTGTTTTCTTTTTACAATTTTTACATTCAATAATTTTTATCATTATTACTCCTAGTGTTATTAGGAGTAAATATTACTTACTTGACGTGTTTTTAATTAATTTGTCACCTTTTTGAAGGTGACAAGCCATGACTTCCATTTGCTCACTATCGCGAACAATTATCCACCTATGATTTGGAGAACAGATAATTTGTTGACCTCCAAACTTAACTTTGACAGCCATGTCATGGACTGCTTCTTCTTTATCAATGACTTTCCTAAAGTCGCCTGTGTATGTGAGAACTTTTTCACCTTCTTCAAGATCTTTGATCATCTTCTTGCCGCTTTCAGCAATGACATAAGTAGAAGGATCTACACAACGGTGCCTTCCGAGAAAACGCTCCCAAAGAAGATCATACTTGAGCGGATCTACCTGTGTAATACCAAGCAAGTAGTTTACGAGAGACCCACCACCACTTCCGCGTGCAGGTCCAAACAAGGTATGATCAGCTGCCTTGTGAAATACTTCGTTCATGACAAGGAAGTAGTTTTCAAACCCCAGGTGTTTAATGTCACCTAGCTCCATCTTGGCACGATCTACATACAAATCGTTTGTATGAAGACCTTCTTTTACAAGAGCTTCTTTGACCTTTTGAGCAAGTTGCTGAAATGCTGTTTGATCTGGCTTGTTAAAATCAGGAAGCTTAACACTAGTATCAATCCATGTATCAGTGCATTTTTCCCAAGCGATATCATAAGTTCTTTCAATTGAGTCTTTAACAGTCTGCTCATAACCCTCGTATGTTTCTTTGTATTCATCATAATGATTTACAAATTCATCCCACATCTGTTGAGCATTCTTAGGGTAAAGCTCACACTTAAGATCTTCAAACTCAGGCAGAGGAGAAGGATCATTGCCCATCCAACCTAACTTCTTATAAAGCTCTCTTGCCTCCCACTTGTCTGGTCTGTAATAATGCGAGTCAGGAGTCGAAATTAACTTTACACCTGAGCGTGTTGAGTGACGAAGAAGATGATGATTTACTAAATGTTGCTGCTTAAGTCGATTAAACTGCAACTCAAGATAAAAGTTATCCTCACCTACAGCGTCAACAAAACGCTCTGATAGTTGCATAAGCTCTGCTTGAATTTCAGCATCTGACTTGTTAAGTGCGTTACCGCGCATGATTCTGTTTGAGTAGATTCCGCCTAAGCACGCAGTCGATACATTAAGGCCTTTTCCATGCTGTTTAAGCATGTTAAAGTCAATTCGAGGATAGCGATAGAAACCTTCAGTATAACCTCGTTTAATTAACGTAAAAAGGTTGCCTAATCCTTCACGATCCTGTGCAGTGACTACAAGATGGTAGCGGCGCTTCCATTCATCCTTTCCATCGTCAGCTGATTTAGTTTCTTCTTCATTCTCGATAACATGTCCAGCATCTTCTTCTTCGTCATCCGAAGATTTCTTTTTAGAATCAACTCGTTCTACTTTTGCTTTTTCATAATCATGACGCCACTTACTAAGTGAAGGAACAAAATAAAACTCGCATCCATAAATTTGGCGAAACTTTCGTCCGCTCTTTTTGATATGTGCAGCATGCTTTTGAGCATGTGCTAATCCACTGCCATTTCCGTGATCTGTAAGCCCCCAAGCATCCATTCCGTTGTCAAGAACGAAATCAATGTGATCAGATGGATAACCTAAGCCGTCAAAAACGCTAAACCCTGTGTGAGAATGCAACCCAACAAAACGGGAAGGCGGTGTAATATTACGAATAGACATTTTACTCCTAAGTAAAAACCTCACCTTTATTTTAATAGGTGAGGTTAGGCTTTACACACTAAAGATTTTAGTAACAAATACTTATTTTATGTAGATATGATTGATATCTAGAGCTAGAACATGTTTCTCGATTGCATCGATATCACTATTTTTAGAAACAACGATGCATCCTGCACCAAAATTTACTTTGTCGTTTAGATAAGGAAAAAATTTATAAGGGCCATGCAAACCAACTGCGGAACCTGTAAATCCTTTTTTCTTTTGAGCCTTTGTAGGATAGTCAATATAAATAAAAGTTCTCCAAACAGAAGATGACTTTCTAGGCTTCTGGATAGTATACAACCCTACGGGAGTTTTTCTATCGCCTTTTTTATTCTTTCCTATTCCCATCGATCCATGTGATGCTCTAAAAGATTGAACAGGTTTGTTTTTTACACAAATTGATAAATGATTATTCTTGGAGTCATACTCAATATGATTCATATTGTGACTTTTACAAAGTGTCTTGCTTGTCACTTGCGCCGTAGGTGACAAGATAGAAAAAAATCCTGCGACAATAATATCTTTGATTTTCACAACACCCCCTTGTAGAGATATTATAAAATCAACTTTTATTAATTGCACTTACAAGATTTATACTTAAGTTAATCTACCAGCCCACACAATTGCAAGTCCGTTTTTGCTCATTGCTTCTAATCCAGTTGCGTAAACCTTGTGGTGAATATTATGATAAATTATTGGAACTCCATCTACCAGTGCGCCAACAAAGCCAACGTGTGTATTCATACCAAATCCGCCTCCAGATGACAATGTTCTTCCTGGTTGAAAAGGAATCTTTTTTCCTAACAAGCCAGGAGTCCATGGATCACCTTGACTCGTAAGAAAAAATGGGCCGCTGCTGACTTTAGAGTCTTTGCCCATTGATTGGTATCCTGTTGCACCTTCAAAAAAAGCTTTAGTAAAGTTATCTGAAGTGTTATAGTATAATCCTACAACGTCACCTAAGGATAAGTCACTAAATTGTGATTGATCTGGAATGAGATTACTAACAAATGCTTTGACTTCCTTTTCAAAGGCCTTTTCTTGAGGATTAGCATTAATTACAGAAAAAAGTTTTGCAGCTTCTGCTGTCTGTTCAGGTGTTAGTGAATTAAAAGCAGACTTTTGCGCAAATCTTCCATGTGCATGCCAAGCATTTCCTACGTAATTTCCAACGTGTGGTCCTAAAGATTCTCTTACAAACTGTGCACAACCATCAGTTTTACATGCTCCCACAACCATATTTGCTTCTTTTTTAGGCTCAATTGTTACAGCTATGCTTGTTAATATTTTTCCATCATAACCAGGAAAATATTGTACTCCTTTTTTAGAAGTTTTACCGGCGCCTGGAAGCGAACCCGCATCAGCTTGAGTTGCAGATGTTGTTGATATCTTAAAAAGATAAGGATAAGACGACTGTTTAGCTTTGACTAAATCTTGAAGAACTTTTGCAGCTTTGCTTTTATTTTGTCCAGTTATTTCTCTGTTTATTAACTTTCCACTCTTGCTTAAGAGAAAAAGTTGACCGCTAGGAAATATTTTAAATCTATATTTCTCTTCATCGACAATCTCATAATCTATATTAGGTATTATTTTTGTCAATCCTGTAGGAATGGCTTTGTCCATAGATTTTAAATCATCGATAAGATTTGAAGCAACTTTGCGCTTTTGCTCTCCTTTAAAAGTGATTTTTTGACTATCTTTAATAAGCGAGATTTCTCCTTCAGGAGATATAGAAAAATTATTTCCTGATTTGTCTTGCACATTTTGAGATTTGTCACCATCTGCATTTGCACCTTTTACCTCAGATACAACTTTTTTTGACCTTGAAGATTTTTTATCAAATGCTTCTTTTAACAGCGTTTCAATAACAAATTTTCTCAGCGCTTTTCTTTCAAGTCTCATACTAAATCTCCTACAATAGATAGGCTTTTTTAATCATTTTTTCTGCAGGATACTTATTGATACTTAAAATTCTGCAAATGTAATGACAAAGAATAATTACAATGACACCTGCTGTGTAAATATTCCGACAAATCATTGAAATACATCATGTTGATAAGTATTTACATTTTTAGTAAAAGTCTGTTAAATCAACTCCTTTTGCTTTTGCTTCTTTAAGATAGACAAGAGGATCATAACCTTCACTTTTTTTAATTTCTTGAATTGTTCTTCTAATACCCTCTTCTAAAGAAATATTTGGTTGCCAATCTGATGCTTCTCTAAATTTTTTAGAAGAAAGTCTGTGATTTCCAAGATAATCTGTCTGTGGGTGCCAAGTAAGCACATCTTTTTTAATTCCGCACTCTTCTTGCAAGATCTTTTCCAAGAGTGCCATGATCTCACCGGTATTAAGAGGTGTTTCTGCGGCGACATTCCAGTCATCATTCCAAAGATCTTTTTGGATTGCAGTCAAAACTGCGTTGCAGTAGTCATCAACATGCATGTAGTCTTTAATCTTGTCTTGATTTAAGAACATATCGATATCTGATTTATCTCTTAAATATCCAAAGACAGTTTTAGCAATAAGAGAGTTCATGTCACCTTCGCCGCCGTAAGCAAAGAGCGGACGAACAATCATCCATTTGTCGCCTGATTGTGCTTTAATAATATCTTCAGCACAAAGTTTGTGACAACCGTAAAGTGTAGTAGGACGTTTAAGTGAAGTTTCTACGATCTCTTCTTCTTGATATTTTGCAACATCGTATATGACTGTTGTGCCCATATAACAGACAGGTATTCCTAATCGTTTGGCGGCTCTCGAAATATTGTAGGTTCCTGTGACATTAGTCAATGTAGATTCAGATGGATTTAAAGCAACTACATCTGTGCCTACAACAGCAGCGTTATGAATGATGATATCTGTTTTTGTTTCATAGAAAAACTCTGCCCAATCATCTATAGAGTTTTTATGAACACAAAGTTCTTTGGGTTTATGATATTTAAGATTAAATCCATTATATGTTACGTAACTGTCACCTGATGAGACGTGACTGTGCCCAAAGTCAGATAATTTTTTAACAAGATTTCTACCAATAAAACCCTGCTCACCTGTAATAAAAACTCTCATTGTTTCTCCTTTGAGAGATTTTAAGACATTTTGTTAATTTTTACATATTTCAATACACAAATCCGTATCCAGACATGACGTGATCCTTTGCCAAAGTATCTTTAAAACCTAGTGCATGACCAAGCTCATGTTCTAGCAAAATAATACTGTCTGTATAATCTGGCTTAACCCAGATCTTTGCAGAAATAATTTCTTTTGTGCTTGTGTAAGACTTTATACTTGTCAATCCGAATGCAGAGCCTGTGATTTTATCGTCTTCATAAATTTCAATAGTGCCCGGAAGTGTCTGAAATTCGACACATTCTTTGAACAAAACGTTTCCAATCTTTTCACCTCTTTTTTCCCAAGAAGAAATAACCTTTTCGAGAATAAGAAGATCGATTTGAGAATTGTTACAGATAACTACGTCAGGAATATTTTCTGTCCAATAAAAAGATCTCAAAGATTCCATCTGATACTCAGATGTGTGAGTGTGTTTAAAACCCAAGATGAAAAAAGAAACAAAAGCAACAGTTAAAAAATTCATTTTAGCTCCTGCCTTTATCTTATTAGGCTTTTAATAAAAAGCACTTTTACTCATCATCATTTATTTAAAACGTTAAGAATCTTTTTGTTATTTGTTTGCTTAGCAGCAGTTTCAATCTCTTGTGTATAATCACCTAAAATATCATTTATAATGTAAGATGTAATAGCATCAACATCACCATCTGCATACGAGTCTAAAAGATTTTGTGGAGGTGTAAAGGCATTTGGACTCTTTTTACGTGCTTTAACCTCTTTGGCAACAGAGCTAGAAGGTTCCAAATTTTGACTGATTAATCTTTCAATATTCTCCAAATATTCTCCTAAAGAGTACTCACGTTTAACAAGTGTTTCGTTAGTTAAAGACCAGTTTTTAATAATTCTAGACATGTCAGACATTCCAGCTGTATCAAATCTATCAGCTACATCTTTAAAAACTTCTAAGGCTGAAGAATCTAAGATTGTTTCTTCACTTCCGTCATCTTCTCTTGCAAGATCAGTTTCACCTGTATCAGGCTTAGGTAGCTCTACTTTATTTTTTGGAGGAGGCGAAAGTGCAAAAGTCTTTCCAATAGCTTTAGACACGGGTCCTGAAACAACTCTGTACTTATTTCCTGATACTTTTTCATAAGTAAAAGGGTCACCGTTTCCAGTAGTAAGAGAGCCTATGTTGTAAAGTTTATCGCTTGCACCAGTTTGAGATTCTTTCCAAATAAAATGAGGTTTTCCATAATACTTTGATTCTGTTGGCACGCGGAGAGTAACTTCAAGTTTCTTTCTATCGTCAGGAAGAATTTGAAATGCGTCAGCGTTGTCAGCAGACTTCATCGCAGCTGAAGCTCTTACAGCGTTTGTGCCAAGCGCAAGCTTAATAAGTGGATTAGGTTCAACCATCTGCTCTAAAAGAACTGACTCTTTGATTATTTTCTTCAAGAGACTCATTTTAATTTTCATAATAACTCCATAACAGTTCCTACTAAATATCTTGTTCCAATAGAAACATCTTTAAATGACAAAAAAACCTCTCGTTTCCGAGAGGTTTTAGTGTTTTTAAAACTTCTTATTCAATTGCGCCAAGATATCGTCTTGGAATAATTTCTTTCTGATCCAAGCAAGATGAAAGATAACGCTGAAGATCTTCGAGTGATGTACACACAGCCAAGCCACTTGCTGCTAGCATAAGATTAAACTGTGTTCCGGGAGGAAGACCTGCACAAAAATAAACGATGGGTTTATTTAGCTTATGAAAGTATCCTGCTTCAAAAATGCTTCCCATATCCTTATTACGTGTGTTGCAGATCATCCAATCGCACTCTTCCATGCCTTTAATGTTGCCATTAAACACAGCATCTTGAAAAGAAACAGTTGAGTCAGGCGAGCAAAGATTCTCATCTTTTGGTGAGAAGTAAGACAATCCTAAATCATCAAGACAGGACTTAATGTTTTCTAACTCTTGAAGCCATTCAGGCGAAAACCAACCACTTGCAATATAACACTTGTTCATTAAACTTTCCCCATAGATCTGTTGTAGCTTTTTTTCATAGAATCAATGTCAGACATTGCTGAATTCCAAAGATTATCAAATACTGTTAATGTTCCAGGGTTTGATGTACCATTAATCTCTTCACGACGTGCCTGATAGATTGTGTCGTTTGGATGATACTCAAAGATATCATTCTTTGGCTCTGGCCAATAAAGGTTAGTTCCTCGTGAAGTAAATTGATCACCTACCTTAACGCGGAAAGTCTTTACATAATGCATATCAGGCTTGCTAAAATCAATTGCTGATGAAGCTTCTGGAAGTACCTTGATCAACTCTCGCGCCATGTAAGCAGCAAGAATATTGTCAGCAGCAGGCTGAATCTGTCGATCTTGACGCTGTTGAATAAACTGGAGTAGATCTTTAAGCGAAAGACGCATAAGATAGAAAGAAGTCATGCATTTAGGCAAAATCATTCTTGCATCCATCATTGATACCTGCTTCGAGTCAGTCATGTCAGCGTAAAGCTGCTTTGATTCTCGAACCAAGCGCATATAACGTTCAAGAAACTCAGGTGAGTTTTCTACTGCTTCAGGAATAACAGCGTCATCATCTCGAAGATCGCGATCGCCTGTACATTGTGCAGCAAAAGAACCTGCTCGATGACGAATAATATGCGTTACTTCTTGAAACGAAAGACCACTTAGTTTAAAAGTGTAACCTAAGCATTCCATTGGAGTAGGCAACGCACGAAAATTTAAGACATCTTCTAGATTCTGTGAAAGCTCTCGTAATGGAGTTTCTGCAGGATTTGTTTCATCACTATGATCTGCCCAAGTTGCTTTGACATATTGCCATGCAACACTAAGTGCCTGTTCACGTGTAGGATAATCAACTAGTTCAACACGAAGAGCACTTAGATTGTTTTGAAACAGTGTTTTTGGTTCAGCACCAAACTTAAGTTCCATAGGAAGTGTTACAGGGACAAGATTGCTATTTTTAGGCATTAGATTTCCTCACTTTAGTAAGTCTTTTAAACTGTTATAAAAAGTCACATTTGAACTTGTGATACTTTTATTATAGCTTTTAAGTGGCACTTTTACACTCATATTGTGATTTGCGTATTCCAAGGCATGTTTAGGAGAGTCGTCAATTGCGTATTCAATCGCATCAGAATCATAATATTCTGAAGACATACACCACCGAAACTTTTCAGGTGTAAAGTCAATTCGATCAAAAGGAATTTGGTTCTCTTTGAGCCAGAAATAAGTATCATAAAATACTTTTAGATTTTCTTTAGGACGTGCTGTTAAAAGATGAATCCAATAGCCTCTTGACCTCATCTCTAAAAGAAAGTCTTTAGCTCCAGAAATAAGCGGAATATTTCTGAAATGTCTTTTTTGAATAAATGTATCAAAAACTTTTTCTGGATTTAAATTTCCTGTTGATAAGATTTCGTCAACAAAAAAGTATTGCTCGCTTTCTACGTCAGCTGTTAAGCCATAATCTTGAAACAAGAATGTAGAAAATGTCTTTCTGAAATCTGCAATCACATCATCAATATCAACAATGATGACTTTTTGTCCTTTCCAGGTGTTAGAATTTTCTTCATGTTCAATTTCAAGATAAACATCTTTTTCAAGAAACGCAGTTGTGACATCGTCAGGATCAACGCCCCACAAGTTGAGCATTGACATCACATATCTAAGTACATCGATAGATGAAAATATTAAATCATCTTCATGAGGTTTATCATTAGATGATCTCATCTTCTCAATCATTCGATTGATAGAGTTGTAAGAGTTTAGTGCTAGATCTTTGCTAATGTTTCTTTTTTCTTCGCTAGAGATATTTGATCCAAACTTCTTATTGTTATAAGCAGCTTGTGTCTCCATCATGCTTTTAAAGTTCACTTAGTAACCTTCCTTCAGCCTATTCATGATTATCTGATGTTTCTTTTCGTAAGCTTCAAAAAGATCTTTTTCATCAAAACCGGCTGCAATTAAAAGAGAGAAAAAATAGTTTAAAGCATCTACTATTTCTTCTAAGAACTCTTCTCTATCAGGTGCCTCAGCAAATTCTGTCATTCTGTGAGGCTTCCAGTTTTTAAGGTGTTGAAGAGCTTCGAACATCTCTTCAACGCCTCTAAGTGCAAGATCTCTACAAAACTGTTGTGATTCTTTGGTTTTGAGATCTAAGGGTAGAGTAGGATAAGAGCCGGGCCGATCCTTGCGCATCTGACTGATAAACTCATTCCTAAGTATAAACATTTTTGAGAGATCATAATTCATATTAGAACTCAGCTGATTGAATAGATTCGACTTCTTTAAGCATTTTAATAATATTTTGCTCTGACATTTTCTCGTAATCTTCATCTAAGAAAAGAAATCCTTCTCTTTCTGTAAGAGAAATCATTCTCATATGATCAACAATGTCTGTGCCTGTAAGCATAGAAAGTTGAAGTAGCTTTGCGACATGAACGATAACTGAATCTGTAAGTTTCATATTTACTCCTATTTTTGAACTTCTGGAACCCAATGCGTAGTTCTTCCATCGGGGGTATCTGTCTTAATGACTTTATTATTATAAGGATCAACCTTTTGATTGTACACCAAAAATCTGCTTGAGTAAGTTCCTTTTGAACCATCAGCGCCATAAAAGCTTTTAATTGTTGCGCCGCCATTCTGATAAGATGTTCTAATTACGGTTTGAATATTATCTCTAATTGAGATAATCTCTTCACGTGTAAGATCTTCAACTCTTCGTGTAGGAGAAACTTTTGAAAGCCAAAGAACTTCTGCTTTGATGTAGTTTCCAACACCAGCGATAGTTTTCTGATTCATTAATGCTTCACAAATTGTATTCTCGCCTTTTTTGTTTTTACTAAATAGTCTCTTTTCGAAGAGTTCAATTGGAATGTCGTGAGTCAAGGGATCAGGCCCTAGCTCAAAGAGCTTTTTCTCTGTCTCTGCAAAAGTCATTCCAAACTTAAGTGTTCCAAAATTTCTGGTGTCTGTGTACCAGATCGAGGATCCGTCTTCGAAATCAAATCTTACTCTTGAATGCTCTTTTTCTGTAAAGGACCAATAGCCAGACATTCCTAGAGTATTCCAGATAAATGTTTTTTCTGATGCTTCTTTACCTAAGAATCCGTAAATAAATTTACCTTTAGACTTCCAGTTCCAAACTTTAAGTGGAAGTTGTTTTTTAACTTTATCTAATCCTTCTGGACTCTTTTTTAAATATCTGCCCGATAAGACTTCGATATTGACAATGGTTTTGTCTCTCATAAACTCATCTAGTGATCGTGCAGTTGCTGCGCACTCAGGACCTTCAGGCACTTTAATATCCTTCAAGGAGAAGAATATAAATTCACTTCACCTTGTGAAGCTATAATAGCCTATGCCTTAAGTGATTTACAGGCCGCGTACCTGCTTTTCTTTTTATGCGTTTAACTTTTTCAATTGTCTCTTCGATGATCTTCTTATCAAAAACATAACCAATCGATTTGAGATAATTTTCTAATATTATTGATCTTTTTTCTTCTTCAAGAGTTTCCCACAAGTATGGGAAAGAAGACTTTTTTTGATTTATTTCTTCAGATATAGTCTTAAGCTTAGGTCCAATGTAAGTTTGCACTTTGTCGTCTGGAAGATCAAAGTCTAATTCATATCCTACAAACAAAAGATCTTCAAACTTGTTTTTTTCATATGCTTCAACAGCGATATTATAAAACTTTAAAAGCTTTGAAATTAGTTTTGGAATGCCTATTGACTGCGTTCTATCTGGATGAGTAACTAAAACTATCTCTCGATAGAGTTTTTTGGCCCACTGTTCTTTAAACTCAGTTTGACTTTCTGAAGTTTGATCTTCAACTTCTTCTGTCACCTTATCTTTTACACCCTGGTCAGGTGTATTTGTAGGTGGCTTTTTAAAAAATTGATTTTCAAATTTTTCAACTTGCCCGGTGACGTTTTCTGACAGGTTGTCTTTTAATTCATGAAGATAAAAAGTTAAATCTAGACAACCTTTTTGATAAATATCATCAACAGAATCCTTTTCTTCAAGAAGGTATTTATATTCGCTAAGTAGCGATTTACTACTTTTTGGAGAACTCATCTTTTAAATTTTTGATTATTAAAATTGGCCAAGCGAGAGAAAACAAAACAGTTTTTAGTGTATTGTCTTGCTCTTCCTTGAGTTGATTTTTAGTTCTTGGTGAGGACATAGCTTTTAAGAGAGCCTCTGTTGTCTTCTTAAGATTTACTTGCATACTCCAAAAAATTAAACTTAAAGATATGTAAACTGAAGAAAAAACAAAAATATTGTATTTGTTTTCAGATAAAATCATTATTAAAGTTTCCATTATCAATCTCCTGCTGCAAGTGATTTAATCAAATCCATAATTTCTCTGTCAGAAACTTTTTGCTTTTTATCTTGCAAAGGCGAAGCATTGTTTACAGGAACAACGGGAGTTTTTGACTCGTTTTTTACCTTTGAAGAATCTTTGTTATTAACTTTTATCTGAGTAATTGATGCCGTTGCTTGTGGTTTTGGCTTGGCAACGACTTTTGACTCAGCAATAACTTCGACACTTTTTTCTAAATAACCCTTAAGTGAAAGAGGGTTAAAGTACTTGTCTTCAACAATAACTTCAAGTCTAAGATCGCAAATACCTTCTTTAAAAATATTTTTAAGCGGAGGAATAGTTACAGAAACTTCATCATCCTGAAAGTAGTTTGGAGCAAACATTAGCGTCATATTATCTTTCTCAACTAAAAGTCTGCACTTGGCAGGCGAATTAGTTGTTCCTTCAACAGTTAGAGCAAATGTTATCTCATTTTCTTCGTCAAGAAGAAGATTAATGTTTGACATTTATTTGATTATCCTTTTTGCGTAAATTTTAAAATTGATCTTTTTTGTCTCTGTAGATTTATGAGATGCCATAACTTTAAGATTATCAATTTTTCTGTGTTCTATCTGAAGATCACTTATTTGAATGGATGGACGTTTGGCTTTTTTCCAGTATAAATCTTTAGCAAATGTCTTCCTAATATTTATATTGTTCTCTAAGAATATTCTGCTTATTTTATTAACAATCGGATTGATTATCTCTTTTCCGTTTGTTGAAATAATCATGGCTGATATCTTAAACTGCTGCTCATATTCACTTACTAATTTTTTATAAGCTGCTCGCCCGCCGCGAATTGCGCTAATTGTTCTTAAAATAACTGGAGAAAAACCAGATGTTATAAGACGAGGTGCTGGGCCTAAACCTAGCATAATCAAAGGCACAGGAGAATTGACACCAAAAGCAGGCAATTAAGATCTCGCTCTTTCAAAAACTTCTGTAAAAGAAGGTGAAGAATTTCTGTCTAATAGAGAGAATCTAAATATTTCTGTTGCACCATCTTCTTCATAAAAAACCATTTCTTTTGTATTTGGAAAAATCTTCCAGCGTCCTACTGTCATGTGTCTAACTAGTTTATTGTCAAGTGAAATTGTTTCTACAGCACTAACACTTGGATGACTATCAGATGACCAAATAATTGAACCGCTAAATTGACTATTTAGATTAACTTCAACACCATAACAACCCGTGTTCAGACCGATTTCATAAACACCTGAATTTGTAGGTGACCCTTGTGAAACGCCTTTAGTATCAAAAAGTTGATATTTGATAGAACCAGATATCCCAGCAAGAGATTTTCCAAGATTTACATTTTGATTAATCTTCACGATAATTTCTCTCTTTAAATACGTTTATTGGTCTTTCTCCGAATTTTTCTCTGGATTTAGTTTTTTTTTAAGTTACCTTCTTGATCTTCGTTAAGCTCTTTAAATCTATTAAAATCTTCTTCCATCTTCAATAAATTTTTTCTATGAGAATCAAAATTTAACTCAAAACTTAACGTATCTCTAATCTTTAAAAAAGAATTAAAAAGCTGCTTAATTCTTTCATCTGGTGTTCCTGATATCGACTCTTGCAAAGATATATCAATAAAGAACTTGACTTTGTTTAAAAGTTCATAAAGCTCATCATTTGTTTTCTTTTTAAAATAGTCTTTATACTTGTTTTCAAGTGACATTCTTGACTCCTTTTACAAATTGATTATAACAAAAAGCTTGTCTTTATAAAACAAACGCCCCTCACGGAAAACCGTGAGGGGCGAAACTAGCTTAGGCTAGTTTAGTGATTAGCGAACAACGACAGTTGCGATATCGTCGGCCTGTAGTGCAAACTTGAACTTAATCTGGTTGACACCGGTACCGAAGACGTAGTCGTAAGATGCGCCGAGGCGTAGAAGCTGACCGTTGACGTAAACGTCAAGTCTCTTGTTCTTCTTGTCGTCGGTGTTACCGAGTGCAGAAACATCAAGACCAGTAAAGGTTACGTCTGTGTCTGCAGCAATAACGCCAGTTACGTCGAAGGAGAACTTGTTGGTGAGACCTGCAGCGTTTCCAAGAGCGTTGATTGCACCGATAACAGTCTCTGAGGCACCGTAACGAGTAGCAAATGCTGCGCGATCGCCTGCTTCAGCAAACTGGTATTGACCATCTGCACCTGAGAGGAGTAGCTCAGCAGCAGCAGCAATCTTGAGGTTGCTGCCGTCTGCAACTAGGTCGCCGTAAGCAGCAAGGTTCAAGGCAAGGAACTCAGGGCTTGCACCAGCGTGGATGTCCTGGGGTAGGCTTAGAGTAACGCTACCATCGAGGTCGTCAGTGACAACAACCTGGTTAGCAGTGCCGGCAACCCAAGCTGCTAGATCGGCTGAAACCATTCCCTTAGCGCCGTTTGAGGCCATCAAACGGTTTGCAGTGAGGTTGCTGCCGGTGACAACTGCGAAAGTTACAGCATCAGTTGTAGCAACAGGCTGACCGATTGCGATGGTGATTGCTGCACCAGCTTCAGAGATTGAGACACCAGTGCCGGCTGCAAGGCGAGCTTCCATGGCGTCGGCCATCTGCTGAGCAGTGATCTCTACTAGGTTACCGGAGGCGTCAGCCCAAACGATAGCTTCGCTGAGGTCAAGTGCCTGCAGAGTATCTGCAGCAAACTTGTCAGAAGCAATCCACTTGGTGTCAGCATGGTTCCAACGAATGCTTTCGTCAACGTTGGCATCTGAACCGAGGTAGATACCAGCGCCATCGAGGTTGGCACCAGCAGCGCCGTCAGCGATAACGATTTTCTTATCAGTTACTTTTAGATCGGCAGTGTTAACGTAAGTCATGGCTCCGTTAACAAAGAAATCGCCTGTAACTGTTAGATCACCGCTGAATGAACCGCTGCGAGCTGATAGGTCTTTGGCTAAGGTGAGACCGGCTGCACCGAAGGTCATCTCGCTGCTGTCAACGAGAGCTCCGTCTAGACCAACATAAACAACGCGTGTTGCAGTTAGGTCTGAAACTTTGGCTGAACCTACGATAAGATCAGTTCCATCGAAAGCGAGGGCAGAACTATCAACTAGCTCACCGCCAGCGGCGGCGTAGACGATTCGACCAGCAGTTAGATCTTCAACCTTGGCTGAAGCGAGTCTTGCTTCTACATCAACTTCAAGACTTCCGTCGACTTTAACGTCGTGTTCGAAAGATGAAGTGAGGTGTGAGAAAACACCTGCGTTTTGTGAATGGAATGCATCACCACCGTGGATACGCTTGATACCGCTTGCGACGTGATCAAGAACACCTTGAAGTGAATTAGCTTCCAGTGCAGCTACTGCTGTTTGAACTGAAGAAAGAGAACCAGTTAGTTGCTGGAGTCTCATTTGTGTACGTGTAGACATGTTTTATCCTTTTGTTGTTATTGTGTTTAAGACATAACTTTAACTTAACAAAGGACTTTGACTTGACTCAGATTATATATGACGTAAAAATTGTTTTTACGACTTAAATAAAATATTTTTTAAATTTTTTATGTGTGAATCAAATTTTGCTGATTCACTATTTGCAAATTCAATTACAAGACTGAAGCAGCCGTTTTCTTTATCTTCAAATGAAAAATTAAATTTTCCACCTTTTTCTACAGATGCTTCAATCAAACGTTTACCTTTCATCACAAGAAAAGCTGCAATTGCCAGATCGGATGTTTTAAAAGTGTTACTATTGTCTGTCATTTTTTTTACCTTATTGCATTGTTTGATCTTAAACTTTACTTAAACCTAACACTCATATATATTTCTTAATTTTTGTTTAGACATAATTAAATTAATTTTTCATAAATTGATAAAAGTATGCTTCTTGTGCTAGGTATAGATCCCGAGGTAAAAAAAATTGTGCTTCCTGAGGTGTAATAGTCGTAAAAATCTAAACTTAGATATTGTGGTGTTTGTAATTGGCCGTTAACAAAAATTGATATACTTGATGAACTAAAAGGAGAATTCTTTAGCGAAAATTGTGTATTTGTTCCGTCACAACTTCCTGACAATAATTCATTAAATACTAATTCTTTTTGAAGTTTAATCTCTAAATTTTGACTAGGGCCTCCATCATTAATTGTAATCCCTGACGATCCCGTTAAAACTCTATGAAAAGGTAATGATCCTGTAGCTGACAGAACTATATATGAACCGTTAATATCAGCAGCGTTAACTGACGTTGTATATTTTTGCTTGTTAACAATCGTGTCTACAATATCGTCTTTAAGTACTGGAAAAGAAAAAACAAGATGATCAGATCCATAAATGTAATAATCTCTCTGAGCGTTTTCTACTTGAACAATAGTTCCTGTATGTAAAAGTTGCCCATTATACAACACATCAATTCTTTCATCATCATAATTAACAGAATCAAATGAAGAAGAAACTACTCTGATTGGTGTCAGAGAGTTAATTTCTTCTGTCATAAAAAAACTTAACTTTTTTCTTGAGCTTTCAAAAGCAGGTGAAGAAAAAATAACTGCATCTGAAGTTTTTTGTATGTCTATTCCGGCGCCTGCAACTAAAAGCTTTCCGCCAGGAATATTCGATGATGTTTTTGTAACAAGTATCTCGTCAGAAGCTGAAATTGATCCGCTGCTAACAACACTGACAGAACCAGAAACAACAGCTGAAATTGTAAAAGATCCAGACTGATTATTTTGGATTAATATATTTGTTCCGGCAATCAGCGAACCTGGTAAGAATCCACCGTCTCCTGAAGACACTTGTAAAGCGCCAAAAGAGCCCGAAGACTCAATTATTCTAACAGCAGTCATTAAAAACTCAACTTAAACTTAAACTTAACTAACTCTAATAGTACAAAAATTTTTGTATTATTAAACTTTCAAATGCTGATTCAGCTTGTAAGCATAAGACTCATACTGATTAAAAGCAGCAGCTAGAAAATCATCCATGCCCAGCGTTAACATTCCAGAATCTTTTAATACTTCTTTAAGTCTCTCAATACCTTTCATATGATCAACAAGTAAAACTAGTGCCATTGCCGATATACTTCTTTCATCTAAGTTTGCAGGAGAATCATACTTCATTAATATTTTTGCTGCTAAAGAAGAAATCATAATTGGACAAGCAATTTCTTCGTTGTCGAGAGTATAAACAAACTTTTCTATCAAAGTGTCATAATCATCTCCAATAGTTTTATAAATCTTACCATAAAGTGATTCATGCGCTGCAATAAAAGCAGGTCCTTTGGTTAAGTGATGTGCGGCATGCATCCACATTTCAGCAGCTTTAAAAGATGCAACAAAAACTATTAAATTGTCTATAGACATTAACACTCCTTTTGTTTAAATATAGATCAGAAAATAAAAAAACAGCACTTTTTGAGTGCTGTTTAGTTTGATCAAGTATTTAAAAGATTACTTAAAATCTATAGAAACATCAATCTTGATATCGAATGTAGGAACTCTAATATGATTTACAAGACCAATTTCTTTGCAAAGATTTGCCTCTAAAAACCAATCAGCATGACCTCTTTCGTGAATTGCTTTATGGAAGAAATCTTCTTCTTTCCCGCAATTTTTTGACATCATTGAAAAAATCTTTTTATTCAATCTATCAGTTTCTGCTGCAGATGCTTTGACTTCTTCGTTTTTACCCCACTGACCTGATGCTACATCATGAATCATAACAGTTGCGTCAGGATCCATAAATCTCATTCCTTCATGACCAAAAGAAAGTAGAACAGCACCACAAGACATAGCTTTACCTTCAACAATAGTAGCAACTGGTAAAGTTGATGATCTAATTGTTGAAATCATAGACATAAGGCTATAAACTTGTCCGCCGTATGAGTCAATTACAACAGGAATAACTTTTTGACCAGTGCTTTGTGCAAGAGAAAACTTATTTCTAAATTCATCAGCTGCCGGTTCATCAAACTTATTTACAACAACCACAACAGGGTTTTGATTTAATTCGAAATCTTTTAGTAAGTTTGATGTGCTAAACTTCCATAACATAGTTAACTCCTTTTAGTTATGAACACTTGCTGCTGCCGCAGGAATTGCATGTCACGCAGCCTTCTTGATATACTAAACTATTTTCTGCACCGCAGTTTAAGCAAGCTTTATCTCCTCCTATTGTACCATCTGGAATGTAGTTTTTCAAGCAGCGAGCAATAACTTTGCTAAAACTAAAAAGATCTGCTTCTTTATCTTTTTGAAGCTGTTCAACAACATATTGAACGGGTGCTCCATGACGAAGTGCAAGAGATATTGTTCTTGTATATCCTGCATAATTAGGATTGTCAAATACAGAAACTACATCTTTTATAACAAATTCTTCTTCACCAGAGCCGCAAATCAAGTCGTATTTAGAAAGCATTGACTTACCTGACTTTTTCTGTCTTCTTCTAAGCTCTCCAAGCTTGTACTTGCGTGGAATTTCAACATACTTGCTTAAACCACCAATTACTTCATAAGGACGACCGTCCATTAAACCAACAAGGATTGTCCACTTTTCACCTTTAATTGTATCCTGACGAATTTCGCAAGTTAGTGTCTCAGGACGCTTTGGTGCTTTGTTGTCAACAAAGGACAGTGTAGATCTGTCTTTTGACTTCTTATCTTCATTTTGACTAACTAAAACGCCTGAACGACTTCCGTCACGATAAACGGTAATACCTTTGCAACCCTTTTCCCATCCTCGCATATAAACTTGTTTTACAGTCTCAACATCAATATCTGCAGGCAAGTTTGTAGTGTTTGAGATTGCATGGCAAACCCACTTTTGAGCCACTGATTGGAGATCTACTTTAGATACCCAATTTATTTCATTTGCAGTTGCACCCTTGTATGGGCTCATATCAACAAGTTCGCTTGGAGTGTATTTGCTTCTTTCTGCAGGAGAGAACTTAGAATCAATCCAATTTTTGAAAAGATGATGATAAACAGTAAATTCAGTCCAGCGATCGCCTAGCTCATCTACAAAATCAACACGTGCATCCTTGTCGTTAGGATTAATCTTCTTTCTACGTGTGTAGTGAAGCATAAAGACAGGTTCGATGCCGCTAGTTGTTTGTGTCAAAACAGAAACAGATCCTGCAGGTGCTGTTGTGGTATTAGCAATATTTCGTCTTCCATAAAGCCTATTATACTCTCTTGCAGGAATACCTTGCACACCACCTTCTTCATCTACGGCACTAAAGATTCTTTCTAAGAAAGGATGTCCTACTTCTCTTTCAGTATCATGTACACCAAAAGCACCTCGCTCTTTGGCCATAATCATTGAAGATATGTAAGAATGAACGCCAAGATGGCGATAAATCTTTTCAGTTGTCTGAATGCTTTCTTCACTGCCGTAGATCTGTCCTAGCATGGCAAGTGCATCACCCAATGCAGTAATACCTAGACCGGTTCTGCGGCCTAATGCTGTCTGCTTTCGGATCTTTTTCCAAAGATTTAACTCTGGCTGCTTGGCATCATCTGATTCAGGATCATCAATTACTTTCTGAATGATTGTGTCAATCTTTTCAATCTCAAGATCAATTAAGTCATCCATCAAACGCTGTGCTTTCTGAACTACTTCACCGAAGTGATCAAAATCAAATCTTGCATCTTTTGTCCAAGGATTAACAATGAATCCAGTTAGATTTACAAGCATTAAACGACAGCTATCGTATGGTGACAAAATAATTTCACCACAAGGATTTGTTGAAGTTGAGCCAAAGCCTTCTGCTTCGTAGATATCAGATGGAGTCATGCTCTTAGCTGTATCCCAAAACAAAAGACCGGGCTCGGCTGACGCATGTGCAGATTCAACAATCTCGTGCCAGAGCTCTTGAGCGTCAATCCACTCTTCAACAATTGGCTCTTTGGCGTTGACTGGGAAACGCAGTTGGAATGTATCACCTCCCTTTACTGCGCGCATAAATTCCTCACTCAATCTTACTGAGATGTTGGCACCTGTCACACGAGTCAGATCTCTTTTAATCTTAATAAAGTCTCGTATCTGTGGGTGATGAACTGAGAGTGTGATCATCAGTGCACCACGCCGGCCGCCTTGCGCAACTTCTCTGCAAGAGTTTGAGAAGCGATCAAGAAACACTTCTAATCCAGAAGTTGTCTTAGCAGCGTTAGATGTAGGCAGATCCTTAGGGCGAATATTTGATACGTCAAATCCAACACCGCCTCGGCGCTTCATAATTTGAACTTGTTCTTGATCTGTCTTAAGAATGCCACCATAGCTGTCTTCAGGTGAAGCAATAACAAAGCAGTTTGAGATACTCTGAATCTGATAGTTATTACCAATTCCGCTCATTGGTGAGCCTTGCGGAATTACATATTTAAATCTATCAAAGAGCGAGTAAATCTCTGACTTGCTCATGGGATTAGGATAGTTTGATTCTATTCTAGCAAATTCGTTTGCAAGACGATTGTGCATTTCATCTGGGCTTGCCTCTAAGAAATTGCCTTGACTATCTTGAAGAGAGTACTTGCTTGCAAATACACTTCCAGCAAGCTCATCACCTTGAAAATATTTGTTAGATTCCTGTATTACCTGTTCATACTTGTACATATTACCTCTTTTGTTTTTTCAATATCCCGATTACTTACTTGTGATCTCTTTCCACTTAGATTTTAACATGTCTTTTGTTCCTGTATTATGTGATTCATAAATATCTACAAGTGACATTTGGCTTGTATCGTCTATTACTTCGATTTTTGATCTTGAAGTATCAATTCTAACTGGAAAAATAATACCGTCTTTGCCAGCTCGATTCTTAGCAACAAAGATTCTTCCGGCACCTGTTGCTTTTTCTGTTGCTTTTCTTGAAATTGAAATAACAATATCAGCAACCATAGCTTTACCATATGCTTCTGACATGTTTTCTAGACCAACAACTTCAGAATTTGAAGCTTCTCTATTTGCTTGTGATGCTGTCCAGATTGGAATATTCATCTCCATTGCAAGATTTCTTAATTCTTCATAAACAAGCTTAAGCTCATGTCGAAGTGAGTCAAATTGTCTTGTAGACCTCATAATGTCAGCATAGTCAATAACAATTAGTGAAGGAACAAAATCTTTCATGGCAAGTTTTTCTATGTGGTTTCTGAGAGTCACAATACTTGCAGTTCCAGTTGGATACTGTTTAATAATTAGTCTTCCAAAATTGTTTTGTTCATAGTACGATAACACTTTTTCTTTATTATCTACAACGTCAGTCGAATTGATTCCTGTAAGATTGCTGTCGTATCTAATTCCTACTGCTGTTTCAGATAATTCAAATGTGTAATGCAACACATTTTTACCACGACGCAGAGCTTCGGCACCCATTGCTACAAGCCAGTGAGACTTACCTACACCTGTTGGAGCAACTACAACACCAATTTCACCTCTTGAAAGACCTCCGTTAAAAACATCTTTTGCATCAAGATGATGAATACCTGTAGGGCAGCAAATTCTATTAATCTTTGCAAATCTTGCTTCATGGTCTTTAAAGAATTCATGACCTACAGATGATCCTGATCCTTTTGATACAGCATCTTTCATAATGTTTAAGACGCCTTCGTAATTCTCAGCTTGAATAGCTTTCACACTGTCTTCAAGCGCTTGCTGAAGTACTTGCTTCTTGCAAAAGTCTAATGACTTTTCTTTTACATACTCTAAGTCACCTAAGTTAGGAGAAGACTTGATTCTTGAAAGAAACTCAACAACTTGTGACTTGAGAATTAAGTCATCACCTTCAGTTAGCTCGTCTTTAATGATCGAAACAAGCAAACTCATTGTAGGAAAGTTTTTATATTTAAGATAAAAACCAAAAAATCTATCACACAGATACTGTAAATACTTAAGCTCAAAGTATTCGTGTGTCATGACTTCAACCATCTGTACAGCATATTGATGGTCAGTCATAAGCGACTGGAAGATTTTTTCTTGGAAATCTTTTCCGTATTTAGAAAAGTGATTCTCATAACTCATTTAATTGTGCCTTTTTTTAAGTTCTTTAGAAGATAGTTCCAACGCTGGATATCAATAGAGCCTATTGCTGACTCTTTAAGAGATTTTAAGATACCCATATTATCCCACATAGGTGAGTACTTTACAATCGCATCTTCTAACTTTGCTATTTGATCAATGCTCAAATTGTTGGAGTCAAGAACAACAAGCCTAATATTTCTCTTAATGAGATCTTCTTCGTTCACAATATCTAAAAATATTTTAGGGCTCTTAGGCGTAATTTGAGATTTTGCATCTTCGATCAAGTCAGAGAGTATATACTCAGTTGATTCTGTTAGCTTATGGAATCTCTTGGAAAGGTTTTTGTATCCTACACCTTTGACACCAGGTATGTTATCTGAAGGATCTCCAGATATACTTTTTGCAAGATAAAAGTTTGCAGGATGAATTCCAAATCTATCAATTACATTTTTTTCATTGACAAAAGTTTTAGAAGTAGGTGACCAAATAATTGTCTTCTTGTCGATAAGTTGATAAAAATCATGATCAGAAGAAACAATTATCTTGTTTTTATCTTTGAGAGTGTATTTGCAAAGATAACCTATCGCATCATCAGCTTCGGCATTCTCAACATAAACTTGACATACAGGTATCTTAGAAAGCAAATCTGTCAATATTTTTATTTGAAGATTTCTATTCTGGTATGTGGAAGGTATATCGTCTTCATAGTAGCGATTTAAATTTTGAGGTTTTGACTTCTTTTTATAATCGCTATAAAGCCCTCTTTTTTTAGTAGAACCACCTCCTTCCCAGGCAACTATTACGCCTTCTGGGTTACATTTTTCAATAAGGTTCATCAAAGCATTAAAAAATCCTACAGTGCCGCCAACGTGTTCGCCGTTGTCAGACATTGCAGGATTTGCCATAAAGTGTCTCGTAAATAAGTTTAAACCATCTACGAGCATAACTCTATCTTTATTCATCTACATAGTCATCCATTCCAAGCTCTGACGCCAAGGCTTGAACTTCTTCAAACGACTCATGATCAATCTCGACACCATCAGGTGTGCCTAGCTTTTTAATCATTGCTGCTTCTGTTAAAATATCAACTGCATCACGCCAGTCTGGAGAATTGATAATTTCATTAAAGTTTGCCTTATAGAACTTTTTCTCAGCAATAACTTCACCTGTTCGAGCATCAGAAATACTAATTGTTTTCCAGGCGCCGCCGCCGTCAATAAGATACTTTAAATTATCAACAATGACTTCGTGATCTTTGCAATGCTTTCGAATAATATCAAAAAGTTCTTCATGCTCAACAATGCCTTTACCAAAGTGGATCTGAAAATCAACTTTACGGAAAGGAGGTGACACTTTATTTTTTACTGTCTTTGCATTAACTTGAATTCCAATTACATCATCTCCTGACTTGATCTCTTGTCCAGCACCAAGTTTAATTCGAATAGAAGCATGGAAAGGAATTGCTTTGCCTCCAGGTGTAGTCGTTGGATCACCATACAAAACACCTACCTTGTCTCTGATCTGATTTAGAATAACAAATAGACTGTTTGTCTGTCCAATGACACCTGTAATCTTTCTCATGCCTTTGCTAATTGCTCTTGCCTGAAGACCGATTGTTTCCTTGTCATAATCACCTAATAGTTCTGCTTTAGGCGAAGTTGCAGCAACAGAGTCCCAAATAACAGTCACAGGAACATCTTTGTCAAGTGCTTTTGCTTTGAGAATTGTTTTTTCAGCAATTGAAAGAACTTCTTCAGTGCAGTGGGTATCTACATAAACAAATCGTTGAGATACATTGACACCTAAGTTATGCAAGTTATCTACTGATGTCGCGTTTTCAGTATCAATATATACTACAATTCCGCCCATTTTTTGGGTGCTTCTTGCAATCTGTGTTGCAATATGAGACTTACCAATTGCTGGAGGTCCAAAAATTTCTACAATTCTACCTTCTGGTAGGCCTCCGCTTTTTTTGTTAGCACAAATCCAATCTAGCAACTTTGATCCTGTGCTAATCCAGCGCTTAACATGAGTAGGACTTTCGTCTTCAGAAAGATTATAAGCCACTCTTGATCCCTGCTCTTTGTTTAAAGATTTTATAAGATCTTTAGTAAAATCATCGTTTTTCATTTTTGTCTCCTTTAGAAAGATAATACACAGTTTGAAATTGATTTACAAGAATGGCGAGCATTTTATTGCTCGCCACCTTGGTTTATTTAGATTTTAAATCAGGTCATCAGATCAGCAAAAGCATCATCAAGATTTCCAAAATCAGCTGATTTCTTCTTGCTTCCTGCAGTTGCAGAAGGCTTTCTTGCTGGAGCTTCATCTTCGTCTTCATCACCACGACTAGCTGGTGTGGTCTTAACCGAAGTTGTGTGCTCTGTACCTTCATCTTCAATAGCTTCTTGATCTCCGTTAATCCAAGTCTCAAGAATACCAGTAATTTCATCGTATGACTTGAGTGTGTAAAGATCTTCTACTTTTGGAATAGAGTTTAGCCACTCACTTGCCTGCTTTTGATCATTAGAAAGTTTAGAAACTTTGCCACGAGGTGTTACATCGGTGTCAGCGTACTTCTTTCCAGGAACCTTGCTATTGGTTACCTTAATGTCACGACCATTAACAGGATCTGTAATGTCACCATAGTCTTCATCAAGCATTAGAGTTAAGAGCTTCTGATAAACTGTTTTACCAAAGTCCCAGATCTTAACACCTTCACTTTCTTGACCGCGAACAATAACAGCAGCATAAGTTCTCATAGAGGGATAAAGCTTTTTAGCCATCTCGTAAGAGTCTTTAGTGCCTTCGTCACGAAGCTTGGTGATCAACTCTTGCACAGGATCTTTCTTTCCAAACTGGGTGGGAGCAACGAAGCCTCGAACATTTGGAATTCCGAAATACCACTGTACTTCCTTAAAAGGCTGTCCATCATTGTCAGGGAATGCAATGATTCGAATAGTGTATTCTTGACCTTCTTCAGGTTTCCACTTTACATTACGGTTCTTGTTAGCACCAGATAGACGGTTGAGTTTTGCCTTAATTGCTTCAAAATCGATTGCCATGATTGTATCTCCTTAGTTATTTAGTTTGTAACTTTTAAAATGCAATGTTTAATTGCAAAGCCATTATACATAAGGGATAATCAAATTTACAAAATTATTTTCCTCCGAATGTCTTTTTGCTAAACTTATTAAACTTTGATCTATTTGAAGAAGTGTAAGGATAAGCTTTGCCGCCTGTAGTGCTGCTGTGAGCGCCTTTAGGTCCACGAGGAGAAGCGCCTAAAGGTAGAGTGAAGCCTGCAACAGCGCCGGCGCCTGAAAACTCTTCTAACTCTTCACCTTCTGCTTCCACTTCTTCATCAACAATATCTTCTTCTGATTCAGCGATGAGATAAGCTAAAGATTTTCTCTTTAAAGAATCTTGTAAAAAGTTAAACCCATCATCATAATCTGATAAATATTCTCTTTCTCTCTGCTCAGGTGACTTTCTTGCGTGTGATGTTTGAGGATCATAGTCATCAAAAGATCTACTCTTTTGAAATATTTTGTTTTTGTACTGAAAATCTTTGATACCTGCAGTTTCAGCAGCTCTCTTTTGAATATAAAAATCCTCTGTTAGATCAATTATAAGAATCATCTTGTTTAGAGTGCCTAAGATAAAGCGCTTATCGTTTTTAACCTCTTCAGGAGTTTGTTCTGAATCTAAAATACTAAGAATAATTTTTATAAAAGGCTTGAGTATTAAATGTGTTTTTCCAAGATTTTTAATTTTTCCTAATGTATCGCTAGCTGAAAACAATGATTTTATCGTTTCGGCAAATTTAGGAAAATTCTTTGTAATAGACACACCGAGCGAGCCTAGTTCACCTAAAGGATCAGGTATTGCTTCAACTGTTCTTTGGACAAGATCAATAAAATCAGTGATAATATCACT